TTATACAGATGCTATTACAACTGGTAAAGCATACATCGCAGCTAACTAATAAGCTATGGAATTAACACCTTATTTATTTTGGAACATCTTTATAACTTTGGTGTTAGCTCCGGTGCTTTATGGCATTCGTAAAAACGAAACAGAAGCAAAAAGAATAGACATACTTTTAAACAAGACTCGTGAAGAGATTGCAAAAGATTATGTTACAAAACAAGAAGTAAAAGATGATATGAATATCCTTATGGACAGATTAGAAAAATTACATGAAAAGGTTGACAAACTCTTTGAGGTAAAGTAAAATGGCAAAAAAACAAAAGAAAAAAAGAAATAAAAAATATAGACAAAAATATACTACAGGTGATAGAGTAGATATGCGTAATGGTGGTAGAGTTGGTTATCAAACTGGCGATGTTGTAAAAGGTAATCCTTTTCAACAAGTATTTCAAAAAAATCAAGATGAAATGTCTATAGAAAGACAAGATGATTTTACGCCTAATCTTCCTCCTGTACAAGGTAATCAACCTGTATTAACAGGCGACATGAAAGATTTAACAGCAGGAGGTCAACAAGGACCTGCATTAGATAAAATGCCAGTTGACCGACAACAAAGACCTGACAGAAGTAATATGGTTTTTGCTGACAATATGGACAGAGCATCTATGAGAGTAGATGATGTTATGGATGGTAGGCAAGGAGGTTCTCAAGCTGATAGTAATAGATTTACTGTAGGACAAACTAGAACATTACCCAATGGAACAGTTTTAGTATGGAATGGTACATCATGGGTAATTCAAAGTGGAGGTGGTAATACTACAACTACTGATATTCCTGTAGACCAAATGACAGATAAACAAAAACAAGATAAGTTTGAGTCTGATAGAGGTACTAGAATTATAGAAACAGGTCAAACTGCACAAGATATAGCTGCAGGAAATTTACCAGAAGGAATGATACCTGAACAAGAGTTAGTAAATGTTGGTCAAGGAGAAGAATACGAAGCAGGTGTAATTGAATTAGCTGAAAGAAAAGGAGTTACTCCTGAGTATATAAAAGAAGTTGGACTAGAAGTTGTTCAACAAATGGAAGATATTTCTACAGTAAAAACTCCAGAACCTTCTGTTACTTCTACAATGAATGCAAAAACTGTAGGTGAAGATGTTTTTGTAGAATCTGCTAAAGGAGAAGTACGAGATGAAGCATTAGCAAAAGCTACAGGAGTAGATAAAGTTGACCCAATAGAAGGTACACAAATTGAAATAGAACCCGGTGCTTTAGCAGAAAGAGTAGTAGGAGAATTAAGTCCTGAAGCAAAAGCAAGTGCTGCACAAGTAGCTGGTACATCTTTAGCTAGAATAACAAGAGCTAAAAAACAATTAAGAAATGCAGGATTATCAGAAGCAGATATAACAGAGCTTGGTAATGACCCAGAAGAATTAGAAGCTAAATTAACTGAATTTACTGAAGAACAAAGAGGTATGATAGCAGGATTACCTAAAGAAGCTTTAGTTTCTAATCAAATAGATAGTTTATTAAGTGGTATGGAAAATGGTGAAATACCAGCATGGGCAAGACCTGCTGTTGCTAGTGTAGAATCTATGTTAGCCAGAAGAGGATTAAGTGCTTCTAGTGTTGGTAGAGATAATTTATTTAATGCTATTATTCAAAGTGCTGTACCTATAGCTCAAAGTAATGCACAAGCTATTCAACAAAGTATAAGTCAACAAAAAAGTATTGAAGCACAAACAAATATTGAAAATGCTAAACTTAGACAACAAACAGCTTTAAGTAATGCTAACAAAGTATTTAATCTTGACATGGCTCAATTTAGTGCTGACCAACAAACAGAGTTATCTAATAGTAAATTTTTACAAACAGTAAGTATAGTAGAAGCTAATAATGAACAAAAAGCTGCTATACAAAATGCTGTTCTTATGTCTCAAGCTAATCTTTTAGAAGCTAATATAGAAGGACAAAGACAAATACAAAATGCTAAAAACTTTTTAGCTATGGATATGCAAAATTTATCTAATGAACAACAATCTATTATGGTTCAATCTCAACAAGAGCAACAAAGACTTTTAAGTAACCAAGCTGCAGAAAATGCTGCAAGACAATTTAATGCTACAAGTCAAAACCAAATGATGCAATTTATGGCTAACTTAAATACACAGATATCACAGTTTAATTCTCAACAAATAAATGCTTCAAAACAATTTAATGCACAACAAGCAAATGCTGCAGAAGCTAGAAGAGCAGGAAGAGAAGCTGATTTAAACAAAGCAAATGCTGCTATAGTAAATCAAACAAGACAGTTTAATGAACAAATGGATTTTAATAGAGACCAATTTAATACACAAAATGCATTAGCAATTCAACAATCAAATGTAGAATGGAGAAGAAGAGCAAACTTAGCTGATACTGCAGCACAAAATGCTATTAATCAAGAAAATGCTAAAATGGCATATGGTATGACTACAGCAGCTCAAGCATTTTTGTGGCAAGAATTAAGAGACCAAGCAGATTATAACTTTAGATGGGCTAATGATACTGCTACAAGAAAAGTACAAGCTATGATAGCTGCTGCTGGTGCTGAAGGAGATGTTGCTAAAAACTGGCAAAGTAATTTTAATAATATATCAAGTGTAATAGATAGAGTATTTCCACCATCATCGTAATTAGGAGTAATAAATGGGATTTATAAGAAAGACAGTAAAAAAAATAGGCAAAGCAATTAAGAAAGTTGTTAAAAAAGTTGGTTCAGCTTTTGGTAAACTTGGTGTTGTTGGTCAAATAGGATTGATGATGTTCATGCCTCAACTTGCTGGAACTCTTTGGGGTAAACTAGGAAGCTTTGCAACAAAAGGAACTTCTTTATTTCATAAAGCTGTAGGAGCTGTGTACAATGCTGGAAGTGCTATAGGTAATGTTTATAAAACTGTAACACAAGCTATAAGCAATGGATTTGATAGAGCTGGTAATTTTTTAAAAGGAGAGGGATTTACTTTAACAGACCCTAGTAAAGGTTTTTTTGGAGCTGAAGCAGAGTATGCTAAATTAACAGATGGTGATACTTTGTTTGATGTTGCTCCAGAAAAAATTAAAATTGGAGATACTGGTATAACTCTTGATAAAACAGGAGTAGATTTAATGAAACCTGATGCAACAAATATACAAACTTTTGATAAACCAAGTTTATTAGGTAAAGTAAAAGATGATGCTGTTGAGTTTTTTGAAGGAAGTATGAAAGGAGTTAGAGATGCTTTTGCTAATCCCGGAGAATTAGTAAAAGATAGTATACAATCTGGTGCTAGAAGTGGTCTTTCTAATAGAATTGCTTCAGAAATAGCAGGAGAACCTCCAATACAAAGAGTTATAAGAACTAATTTTGATGTAATGAATATGAACTCTCATAGTCAAGGTGGAATAATAAATCAAGTAGACTTTACAGCAGGTAATAATGCATATCAATCAATGGGAAGTTCTTGGGGAGCTGTTAATAGTGTTGCTGCTCCTTATTTAACTAAAGAAATTTTTAGTGGTGGAGATATACAATACGCTAATAGAGTAAGTAAATTACGATTTGGGAGTGGAATTTAAAAATGAGAGAAGAATATAATCAAGCAGGAATAGATGCATTAGCTAATGCAGGTAGACCTATACCCGGACAATCTTTAACAAATGACCCAGACCAAAGATATGCTTGGGAAGGTCCACCAGAATTTACAGAGTTTAGAACAGCTTTAAATTTTATAGCTGATAAATTATTAGATAAAGAAGTATATATTCCTCTTATGAAAGGAATAGGAGATGGTATTCCTTTAACAGATATAACACTACAAATGTTACAAGAGGGATTTCAACAAGGTAAATGGAATCCTGATTTGTTAATGATGTTAGTAGAACCTACTATTTATACATTAATGGCTTTAGCTGAAAAAGCAAATATTAAATATCGTATAAATGGAGATGAAGAAGATGATATAGATGCTGATGATGAAGATGAAATTGCAGAAATGAGAAGAAATAATTTAAAAAAATTAGCATCAAATAAAATGAAAAATCAAACTCAAATACCTTCGGGAGCAATACCCTCAGAAATATTAGAAAGAGTTAAAAATATTGAAATGTCTGATAGTTTATTAGATAAACAAGAAAGTCAACCAGAAGAAAGTTTGTTGGCTAGAGGAGAAAGATAATGGCAATGTATGAAGATGGTGGTGTAACTTTTGCACAAGAACAATTTGATAAATCTAGAGAAAGAAGAGATAAACAAGCTAAAGATGAAGACAAATTTAGTAAAAGATTATTAATAGCACTTGGAGCAGTAAATGCTGTAACTTCAAAATTAAATAACAAAGCAAATTTATTAGAGCAAGAAAATCTTTTTGAAAAAAGTCATTACCTTAGTTTAAATCAAAATGCTCAAACTTTTAATAAAGCTTATCAAACATATGTGGACCAAGGATATACTAATCAAGAAATATTAGAACTTGAAACAATAAACAAACTTAATGGTTATATTACTCAAACATATGGAGAAGGTTATAAATCAGATGCAGTACAACAAATAGCTAAAGACTTTGCTGCTAATCCAGATAATTTACAATCTTACAACGACATGATTGAAGCCTATTCAAAAATACCAAACATGACTAGGGAAGAACTTAAAAATTATATTAAAACAAAAGATGCACCTCCTAGAAATATAGGAGAGTGGTTTGGTAGTAAAATTAAAAAAATACATAAGTCTCATGATGAAGAAACTTTAACTGAAGAAGATAAACAAGCAGCAAGAAGACAAATTGGTGGTATTCTTGGTGCAGATTTTGAAAATGTTAGAACAGCTTTAACTGATTGGAAAGCTCAAGATAATGCTGTTAGCGAATTAGCAAGAGTAATAATGGCTAATAAAGATGACCCAAATTTTATTCCTTACAAAAATCTTAAACAGTCATTTGAAACAAGAGATGTTTTTGATAGTAATGGAATCAAAAGAAAAGTAACATATGCTATTAGTTCTGGACTAGGTTCAAATAATGAAAACATTGTATTTGATAGTACACCAGTAATAGATACTGTAGCAGAAATATCAGAAGAAGAATTTACTGTTGACCCTCAATCTTTACCTATGATAAATAATAGAGTTCAAGGAATAATAAGTAGTATTGGAGCTAACAATACAGCAGCTTCAAGGTATTGGAATACAATTACAGAAAATAAAATAGACCTTACAAAAGTAAAAAACAAATCACAATTAAATGGTGCTGCAATTAATATTGCATACACTATGAACAATTTAAAAAAATATAAATTAAATGAAGCTACATCATTTGCAGTAGCTACTGAGTTTGTACTACAGCAAGGAGCAAATGCTTATATAGATACTACTCCAACTTTATTTGAAATAGATAAATTATCAAACCAATTTGATACTGTAAAAATTTCTGACTATGTTGTAGACATATTAGACAATAATAAGTTAAGTAAATCACAAAAAGATGAAGCAGCATTAAGTATGAGACAAGAAATAGTAGAAGGTATTAATGCTTCAAATCTTTCTCAAGATGAAAAAGAAAAAGAACTATTAGCATTAGATAATATTTATAAATCTGTTGGTTATCCTAGCATTGAAGAAGAAGAAGAACAAAAAAATGACAATACTCCTTCTCCACCTGATGAACCAGAAGAGGAAGAAATTGATTATAAATCTAGAGCTTATAAAAAGAAACAAAATTCAATTTTTAAAACTATAGATAAAAATAGAAAAAATATACCTTTTTTATATAGTCAAACTAATAAAAGTGGAACTAACCTAGAAGCAGTTTTAAAAGATTTATATAATATAGAAAATGATAAAACAAATTATAAAGGTATTTATACCAAAACCTTTTCAGTTGAAAATATGGTAAGAGAATATTATTTATCCTTACCAGAAAATAAAGGTAAAACTAAAAATGATTATTATACTTTAGCAGATAATAATGAAGAATACAAAAAACTTTTTAACAATTATTATCAAACTTTAAGAAGTCAAATATTAAATTTAGGTTATGACATATCTTATTTAGATAATTATTCACTTACTCAATAATGAAACTTAATTTAAAAAATCAAAATAATTTTGAAGCACTACCCTACAAGTATACTTTAGATGACCTTGAAAATGATGAGCAATTTCAAATTGTTGCTGAAAGATTTCTTACATCTATTGGAGAAAACTCAGATGATGTATTTGAATATTTAAGAGATGCTGATTTTAATTTGTTTTCAGGTTTTAAAAGAATGAGTGAAACTAAAAATTTTACTGAGCAACAAAAAGAAGACTACGCTTATCTTCGTAGAACTTTTGATGGTGCAGATATGGGAAGTTTAAAACAATATGTAGAACTTGTTAAAGATGCTGGAATAGATTTTTTAAGAGACCCAACTATGTTAGCATCAGTTTTACTAACTCCTGTAACTGGAGGAACTTCATTAGCTGCACGAATGACTGCAGCAACTGCAGCTAAAGTTGGTTTAAAAGGTCTTGCTAAATCTGCTGCTAAACCTAGTAAAATTACAGCAGGACAAAGTACTGGATTATTTACTGCTGAAGCTGGTGCTTGGACAGGTACAGATAATCATTTTAAACAACAAGCAGACTTAAACACAAACCTGAGAACATTTTATTCTAATTCAGAGTTAGCTAAGTCTATAGGTTTTGGTGCTTTAACAGGTGGACTTTTTGGAGGTCTTGCAAATAAAAATGAATTTTTTAAACAAAGAATGGAAAGACTGTATACTAATGATGGTTATAGAAAAGATGCAGGTAGCGATGCTATGTTTAAAGCTAGAAGATTTAAAGATAGAATTATAGGTAAATTTTTCTTTGGTTCTGCTGCTCATCCACTTAAAACTTTTGCAGAATATTCTCCAACTGCTAGATTACTTGGTCAAAAATTTAATTCTGAATTTAACAAAGATTTAACTAGAAGGTCTAAGCAAAGAATAGGATATTCTTATGCAGAAGATATACAATTTAGAAGAGGAAATTATAAAGAAGGGTACGAACTTGCTATAGCTCCTCTTTACAAAACAGGTCGTATGTCTCCAGAATTAGGTGAGCAAGTTGTAACTTTATTAAGAGGTGGTAGAGTTCCTAATGCTTCTAAAGAAGTAGTACAAACTGCTAAAAATTTAAGAAAGTTTTTTGATAGTGTAAGACAAGATGCTGTTGAAGTTGGTATAGATGTTACAAATCTTAAAAATTATTTTCCTCGTAGTTGGAATAGAGATGCAATACAACAAAATCCTGACAAGTTTAAAAAGATGTTATCAAGACTTAGAACAGATAAAAATGGAAATAAATTTAGAATTGTTGAAGTAGATAAAGTAGATGATGTTGTTGATGGAATGCTAACTAAACAAAATGAACTTTATAGTTCTCATTCTAATTTATTAACACATGGTAGAGTATTTGAAAATTTAGATGATAATTTATTTAGAGAATTTTTAACAAATGATTTACATAGTGTTACTACTGATTATTGGATGAATGCTGCTAGAGCTATAGAACATAAAAAACATTTTTTAGGAAAAGGTAAAAATGTAAAAGCTATTCCTACAGAAGAAGGTAATGTAGTGTTATTTAAACAAACTAATGAAGAACAGTTTATAAAGAAATTTATTGACCCTATAAATAAAGAGTTAAAAAAATATGGTAGTAATAGACAATTAAGAGCTAAAGATAAAAGAGAAATTTTAGATATTTATAAATCTATTACGGGTCAAGTAGATTATTTTACAAGTGAGCTTGGTCAAGGTATATATGATTTTACTAAACTAGCAAATGCTATGGCTTATCTTCCTTTAGCTACTGTATCTTCATTGTCAGAAGCATTTATAACATTAGGTAAAGCTCCTACAAAATCTGCAATTAAAGGTATGCAAGATGCTATAACAAATGGAGGACACATATTTCAAAGAGATATGGGTCAAATTTTAAAAGAAAAACATCAACTAACTGACAATGAAATAGTAAAAGAAATGAACAAAGTTTTTCTGGCTGTAGATGAAGCTGTTGCAGATTTAACAAATCGTTTAGATGGTGAAGGACTACAAAACGAAACACTTAAAAGAGCATCAAGAGGTTTTTATAGACTTAATATGCTTATACCTTGGACAAAAACAGTACAATTATCTGCCTTTTCTACAGGTAAAGATATGATAATGACTAACTTACAACAACTTTCAAGTGGTAAAAATCTTTTTGGTAAAAAATTAACTAAAAATTCTAGGACAAGACTTGAAGAAGAATTATTTGATTTAGGAGTAGATATAAAGAAAGGATTAAAGTGGCACAAAAAGTTTGGTGATGATATAAATATAAATGCTATAAATGATGATTTTTATCAAAATGATATTATAAGAGGAGCAGGAAGATTTACAAATAGTGTTATATTACAAACAGGTAGAGAGTTTGCTAATGTTCCTAGATACATGACAAATCCTAAATGGGATATTTTATATCAGTTTTTAAGATATCCTACAGTATTTGGTAATACAGTACTAAGAAATTTTGCAAGAAGTACTATAAAAGATACGACAGTTAATGCTCCTAAACTTGCAGCTTTTGTAGCTATATCTACTAATGTTGCTAAAGCTACTAACTATTGGAGAAGTAGTGAAGCACAAAGAAGATATATAGATGAAGAAGATGATTGGAGAACTACTTTAAAAGCTTATCAGCGTGTTGGATTATTAGGTCCAACTGAATATCTTTATAGAGGAGCTGAAGGAATATCTTACGGACAAAATCCTTTAATAGCTGGTATAGGAACAGGAGGACCTATACTAGGAGATTTAATTGGAATGGCATTATACGATAGAGGATTTACAGAAACAGTAGCTCGTAAACTTCCTTTAAGAGGAACTAAAAATATAATGGATAGATATCTTGGTGATACTATAGAAGGGTATTTTGATGTTAGAGAACCTTATACACCTATAGAACAAGCAGCTCGAAATTTAGATAAAAAAATGGGAGGAGGATTAAATGTTGTTGGTAGATTTATAGCACCTCCATTAGAGTATGAACAAGAAAAAATAAAAGGATTACCTGATTATGAGAAAGGACTACCTGATTATGGTAGAGAACAAAAAAATATTGGTGGTCAAATAGGTAGATTTTTAAGTAAAAAAGTTCCAAATATTTTTTCTAAAGTTGGCGATGATATGGGTGGTGGAACTAGTAAACCTATTAAAGATATTGTAGATAAAGAAGAAGAAGATATGCTAAAAGCTTTGTATATGGATGACTATGGTAACTATTCTCCTACTATTAAAACTTTAGTACTAGATGCTCCTGATGATATAACTGGTCCTAAATTAAGTAAATGGTTAAAAAAACAAAGAAGTGCTAAAGGTATTAAGCAAAAAGAATTAGATTATTTAGAAGTAGAAAATTATATAAAAGAAACTCCTTATGCTACAGGAAGAGAAGTAGGAGAAGCATTGTCACCAAAAAGATTAAAAATTATCTCTAATATAAGAAAACAAAGCTTTGACCCAGAGGACATTAGAACAGAATCCTATATGGGTGGTGTAGATTCACCAACAGCTAATCAAAGATTTTTAGAACGAATAGAAGAAGATATAAAATTTTCTACTAAAGTTATTGAGTATAATAAATTAACAGATACTTTAAGTGAGAAAATAAGTAAAGAAGATATGAAATGGTATGAATCATCAGAAAAACTTATACAAAGTGAGAAGCCATTTCTTAAACCTAGACCAAGTTTTCTTAAAGAAAAAAATAGAATACCAAATGAAATATATGAAAGACACGATGACTTATATTTTCCAAATGACCCTCTAAATAAAGAGTATAAGATTCAATATGATGAAAATCCTTTTGAAAGAATAGATTTTACAATTAGCAAGACTAATCCAATGAGAACGGAAGATGTGTACCCCGGTAAAGATATAGAAGGATTTATTTTTGGTAATAGTGAAATTGGTTATCAATATTATTTTCCTAAATTAGAAGAAGAAAACATAATAACTAAAAGTGAAATTTTAGATTATTTTGATGTATTTAATATTCCTCATAATCCTACTGAAGCTAAAATACAACTAAAAAGATTTTTAGAAGAACTTAATTTTTTAAAGAAACCAAGAGATACTGAACCTATACTTAAAGAGGTAATTGATGAAACTTCTCCGGGTGGAGCTAATTATAGAAACATAATTTTTGGAGTATCAGGTCCTAAGACAAAACAGCTTAATCTTGCAGATATGGAATATATGCATTTTATGGGTAGAGTAGAAGCAGAACAAAAACAATTTGGTCATGTTGTTACTAAAGATAGAAAATTAATAAATCCTGTTAATAAAAATAATAAGCTAACTACTATACATGGTGAAGAAGTACAAAGTGATTATATTACTAATGTATATGATTTTGGATTAAAGACTGAAAAAAATGTAAAATTAGTTGATGAAATAAATAATGAGGCTAATTTATTAATTGAAAACTTAAACAAAAAAACAGACATTCTTGAAGAATTAGTAGAAAATTTAGTAAAAAATAGAAAAGACCCTGCAGCAGAAATATTTGCACAAGACAGTTATGCAAGAAGATATTCTACTCCTAAAAATCCTTTAAATTATATATATCTCGACGATGTAGGAGATGTTGAATTTCGAGATTGGTTAGTTGAATCATTTGGATTTAATGGTGGCAAATACACAGAATCTGATTTAAAAATACTAAATAAATATATAAACAAATATAATAAATTTGTTGAAAATGATAAAAATTTTACTTCACTAGATAAAATAAATGATATTGCAAATAAAAGAGAAGGAAAAACTAGAAAAATAAATTCTGCTTTACTAGATATTGTCCAAGATAACAACACAAATTTTGGTAAAAAACTAGAATTGACAAGTAAGAAAAATCAAAGAGATATGCCTGATAGAGGTACTAGACTTGTTATTGAAGAATACCGAGAAGAGGTAGGTAGTGATGTTGATTTTCCACCTTATTATAAAGATGCTTTAGATATTTATGCACCAACTAGTATAAATGCACCCTTACCTGTTGGTTCAAATACTGTAGCACATGTTACTCCAACAAGAATATTTGAAATAGTATCACAAATGAATTATATAAAAAGAGAGCTTTATGAAATAATGGCAAAATATGGAGACATCTCTAAACTTATACCAGAAAATCCTATACAAGATAAAGAAGCTATAAAAAGAGCAGTAGATAGAGTAATGTTACAAGCTGTAAAAGAAAATAAACAAGCTGTATCTTTTGCTAAATCAGATATTATAAAACAAAGATATCCCGGTCATGATGGTCAATATTATGAATATATATATGATAAAATAGTTCCAAAACATTTAGAAAAATTAGCTAAAGAATATGATATTAAATTTGCTGAACTTGAAATAGACCCTTATGATTTAGATAAATCTGGAAAATTTGAATATTTTGATACTTACGCTAGTGATACAATAGATAAACCACCTTACAACAAAGAAAATTTATTTAAAACTAATGCTTTAATATTTGATGAAAAATTTAAAGACAGAATAACAAAAGAAGGAGTTAAAACTTTTGCTAAAGGTGGATTAGTAACAGGTACATTTGATGTTCCTAATACTAAAGAAGACTCTGCAGATAGAAAAGACCCTAATACAGGATTACCTTACTCTGACCAATACTCTGACCAATTAGATAGACTTGGATTATCTCAAGGTGGTCCGTTAACTCCAGAAAAACTAATAAGGTTTGGATTATCTGAAACTACTCCATCTTATTTAGCTAAAGATTTAACAGACCCATCTAAAATAAAATCAGAACAAGATTTAAAAAATATAGATAAATTATTTCATGGTGCTAAAGATGAAGATTTTGTTACTATAGATAGTATTTTGTTACCAGAATATAATCGTTTATCACAAGACCCTAGATTTAAAGAGTTAGCAGCAGAAACTACATATGAACAAGCCAAAGAAAATATTATAGAAATTTTACTAAAGACAACAAAAAAAATAGAAAGCACTAACAAAAATGCACCTAGAGGTTCAAATATATTAGGTAGTAGTGCATCAGGATTTTATCAATATCTAATTGATAGCGTACGACCTGCTTTTAATAGAGTAGAAAGATATTTTCCTAGAAAAGAAGCAGAAAAAATATTTGGTAAAGCTTTAGTAGATAATGATACAAGTGTATTATCACAAAACAAACAAGATGTGTTCTTTTTAGCTGATATGTTTCAAAGAACTGGAACTGATAATTTTTTAGCTCCAATATTATTTATGGATGTAACTGATGAGGATAGTTTGGATAAAGCACGACAAGGTGCATTTGATTTATTTTTAAAAGAACATCACACTTTGTCTAGTAAAAAGAAAGAGTATAATGAAGCAACTATAAAAGAAGCTAAAAAAGAATGGAGAAGAAAATAAATGGGTTTTCCATTTGAAATAATAACTATGTTAGCATCAACTGTGCTTGGTGGATTAATGAGTATCTGGGCTGAAAGTAGAAAAGCTAAAATGGAAAATGAAAAACTACTTATAACCAGAGGCGAATTTAATTTAAAAGCAACTAAAGCAGCTAGAAACCATGGATTAAAAGATAAAGGATTTGCTTGGACTAGAAGAATTATAGCTTTAAGTTCTGTATTTGCTATTGTTGTGTTTCCTAAATTAGTTGCTGTATATTATCCAGAAGTTGCAGTTACTGTTGGTTATACACAATGGAATCCCGGAGGACTGTTTAGAAGTGGTAGAGAAGTATTTGATTGGATAACCTTTCAAGGTCTTGTAATTACACAATTAGACACCAACTTAGTATCAGCTATTATAGGTAT